GTGAAATCATTCATTAAAGATGAGAGCTATGACGAAAAGAAATTTGTTAGAATCATCAATTCAAGAAATGACGCTTTCAAGGTGTTGTGCGGACCAGTTTTTGCAAAATTAGGCAAGCAAATTGGAAAATTAGAGGAATTTATCAAATACGTCCCTGTAGTTGACAGACCACGCGTGGTCTCGGAACGACTACAGAGGGTGGGCGGTAGATACTTTTCATCCGATTATTCAAGCTTCGAAGCTCACTTTACAAAACAATTAATGGAGAATGGTGAGTTTGTCATGTACAAGTACATGACTGAAGAATTAGATCAGGTCCAAAAGGACAATCTCCAAATCATAATGAACATACTTTCTGGTGACAATCAGATATATCTAAAGGATATCAAGATAAGCTTGAATTCTAAAAGGATGAGTGGTGAGATGAACACTTCCTTAGGGAATGGTTTTTCAAACCTTATGATAAATATGTATGTTGCAGAACTGCACAATTGCGGAAAAATCACCATCTTCGTTGAAGGCGACGATGGAATAATGACATTCTCGAATCCAGAGAATGCACCCACTGAGGAGGATTTTTTACGCTACGGTTTTGTGATAAAACTAATTGAATCAAAACATCTCGCTGATTTGTCATTTTGTGGACAAGTTTTCGACCCCGATGACGGGATCGTCATGACCGACCCTGTGCCGGCTATGATTGATCTTGGTTATACTAGAAAACGTTACGCAAATGCTTCAAAGAAAGTTCAACTTCAGCTACTCAAGGCGAAAGCTCAGAGTATGCTGTACCAATACAACGGATGCCCGATGCTTACAGCATATGCAACACAAATTTTGGCTCTGACACGAAATGTCACCGTTCGTAAAAGTATTGTTGAATTAACGAATTCATATGAGAGAGAATTATTAATTAACGCGTTAGCGATCAAAATAGTTCCAATAATACCTGACAAAAATGCTCCTTGTAGGCAGCTTTTCGCCCGATTGTACGGCGTTAGCATACCTAATCAGCTAGTCTTTGA